AGAAACTCATGAGTTTCTAAATCAAAAACATCCTGCTATTTATGAAGATACTTTACAAGGAAAAGAAACGAACCTTGCTGATTTTGTTCCCCAAAGAGACGGATTAGAAAAAGAGGGAAATAAATTCCTAGTAGACCCTAGCAAAGTTCTACAGGAAGATACTATCGCTAAATCTGTCATGGGGGCATTAATGGAATTAGCAAATAAAGGTGGAAAACCAATGCGTAATGTTCCAATAACTATTGAAAGACAAAAGGAAACACCTATGGTATCTATGTCTTATGATTCTACTGATGAAGATAAATGTTGTAATGATTTAAAACAAAAATATCTACAAGGAGTCAATGAAGGTTTAGATTCATTAAAAGGAACAAATCTTAGGGATGACCCTTCCGCTAGACAGGTTATTGATGATTATGAGCGACTAAATGGAGTCACTCTTACAACTGTAGAAGAGTTAAGGCAGTTAGCAGAAATAACAGTAGCCAATACTGAATGTGAAGAATTAGTAAGGCAAATTGAATCTATACCAAAGGCAAGAGAAATGTTAGAAGAATATGATAGATGTAAAATGGGTTTCGGTTCAGATTTTACAGACAAGTATGCTATGTTAAAAGCCTATAAAACTCCTAAAGAATATAGAACAGGTAAATTCAAAATATACGATAGAGAAGATGGTAATGTTTCTTTTGGAATATTAGTAGAAAATGAGTCTATGTTTTGGACTATTCAACTAGATAATGAAGAAGAGTTGTTTGATTTGTTCGGTGCGGCAGGAAAATATCCTGCTGAAGTTTCTAAAAGTTTAGAACAAGGAAAGGTAATTGATTCGGGAGATATTGAGTTAGGAGTCCAAAGAGACGGATATCATGAATATTTCTTAAAAGGAAACAAATTCGAAACTAAACTACATATTCGTTATTTACCTGTTCAAGAGAAAAAGATGTGGTTGGCTTGGACTGGATATAAACAAGAACCTGCTGATACTGAAGGTGATGAAGGTATTTGGAATATTTATGAAGATAAATTTGCTAAAACACCCTTGCCTGAATAAAAAAACAGTGTGTTCTTTATATAGTCGTTCTATTAATTAGTTTTTGAGAGGAATGTCGTCTGCGGTATTGGCAAACAAAACAACAGACTTTAGGATTCTCAAAAGCAACGATTTAATGATTGGAGGATATGCAAGCATAGAAATCGTTGATAAGCAAAATGATTTAATCACACTCAAAGCACTTAATGAGGCAGTAAAAAAATATATGGAGAATCCCAAGTTTAGAAATGTAATGACAAATCATTCAAATGTTCAAGTGGGAGAAGTAGTAGAATCATATAGAGATACAACAGGGAGATTATGGAAAACAGAAGTGGACGATGTTGGGTTCTTTGTAGTAATTAAGTTAAGAGATGATATAGAAAAAGCCAAAGAAATTAATAGAGGCATAAGGAAAGGTTCGTTGAGGTCATTTAGTATTGGAGGACAGGCTTTAGAAAAAGTGAAAAAGAGTCACAAAGAACTAGGCGACTACAACGAAATAAGTAAATTAGAATTACATGAGGTAACAATTTGTGAAAAGGGAATAAATCCAGAAGCACGATTTGATATTTTAAAACAAGACAAAAAAACAAAAACAAAAACAAAGGTGAAAAGTATGACACGAATAGAGAAAGCATTGGAAGAATTAGACGCTTTGATGGCAGAAGTCAATTCTCTCCGTAAGGAAGAAATGGCAGATGGTGAAAAGATGGATGAGACGGATGAAAAGATGAACGAAAAAATGATGGGCGAGAAAATGGAAGACGATGATAAAGAATCTGCCATGCCTCTAGACCAAGAAAAGGGAGACTATGAGAAACTCATGGAAGAAAGAAAAGCCCTTTTATCCACTCTTGATGGAGCAGGTGTAGAAATTGGCGAACCCGCAGATAGAATTGTTATTGACAATGGAAAGCCAAAAGCAAGTGATTTACCAGTTGTTAAAGCATTTAGCAATACTGAACTAGAAACACTTGATTTGACTGTTGGAAACATTGAGAAAGCATATGAGGCTTTCCGACAAGAACAACTAGAAAAGTTGGCTTACAGCAATCTAGAAAAGTCTTTTGCACAAAGATTTGCTAGAGAAACAGCAAATAGAGAAACAGTAATAGAAAAGGCAAACTATGATGCTCAAGCAGAAATTGCTTCCCTAAAAGATGAATTTGTTTCCCTAAGAAAGTCTTTGACAACAGAAAAAGAAACAATACTAAAGGCACAAGAAGAAGCACAAATTAAACTCCCAAGTATGGAAGAACTGGCTGAAATGGATTGGTCGGACATTCATAAAATGGCCGGAGGACTCATTTGAGGTGATTTACTATGACAGGATATATTAACACAATAGCAGATTTAGAAGCAAGCACATACGGACTAAACACAATGGGTTCAATCGGAAATGAACTATTAAAGGCTCAAGGTGGCATTAGTGGTATTCATACCGCATATAACCACGGACATGCAACTTCCGCACCAAGCGGAATAAATGCAAATCTATACAATATTATGTATGGGCAAAAAGTTTGGTCAATGCTAAACAGGGAATGTAATGCACTTTCAGTTATTTCAAAGAGGCCATATACATCAAGTGGTTGGAGAGTTTTGGCAAAGAGAGCCGGTGGTGGAAGCGGAAACTTCCTATCAATTACCGGAAATGCTACACTAGCAGATTCACTATATGGTGCAGATACTCTAAGAGCAGACCGAATTGGTGGTGTTCCGGAAAATGCAAGTCTAGATAGTCAAGCAGATGGTTTAATGTCAATTGCTCCTGAATATGATTTGCTAAATACTAGCCCTAAAATTATTGCTCATCAATTTGAGTTCAGTGAACTTGCTATGGAAATGGCGGCAATTGATGACGGAATTGGTGACATTAGAGCGCAATTGAGAGAAGACATGGGTAAGCACCATTCGGAAGTTCAAAACGCTATGCTAGTAATGCCACTTGAGCATTATCAAGATGTTACTGCCAACTCCGGTTCAGCAGATGTAATGGAAAGAAACTATACTTCTCTATTGAAAATTGTTTCTAGTAATGCTGAATTGACAGAAATGGAGGCTTCAAGTGTAGTTGCTACACGAACTGATGACATTAACAAACTATATGGAAAGTCAAGAGCAAGTGATTCATTCCTAGATGCTCAAGTTTCATTTGGTGCAGGTTATACTTCCGGTGAAGCAAGACAACTAACTCTAACAGTTCTAAATTCTCTACTAAGAGATATTAGAGTAGCCGGAGGTTCTCCAAAGGTTATCCTAACTGGATATGATACTCTACAAACTCTAAGTGATTTGCTACAAGCACAAGAGAGATTTATGGACAGAAAAGAGATTGTTCCAACTGTAAATGGTGTTAGAGGCGTTAAGGGTGCAGAAGTAGGATTTAGAGTTTCTACATACTACGATATCCCATTGATTCCTGTAGCGGCTATGCCTTCTACTGGTCTAAACAGTTCTCTAATCGGTGACATGCTTGTTCTAGATACTGACCATCTGTGGCTATCAGTGATGAAGCCAACTCAATACTTTGAAGATGGTATTAGTAACGGAAACCCATTCGGTGTTGGCAACCTTGGAAACAAGGCTCTATACCGAACAATTGGTGAAATGGCTTGTTCATACTTCAAGGGTCAAGGAAAGATTACAAACCTTCTGTGAGGCGATTTAAGTGACACATACTGTAACACTTTTAGCCGACCATAAAGGCTTTACAAAACCAAAGGCTCTAGGGGATGAATATTCCGTTATTGCGGCTATAGACTTAACTGGCGCAAGACCTGCCGCTACAGGCACAATTAGTATTACTGTTTCTAAATTAACAGATACTATTGTTACTGCGGCAAGCGGAATAACAACTTTACTTGCAGGGCAAGAAGTAATTATAGATTCTGCTAACTCTAGCAACGATATTACTGCTATTATTGACAGCATTACTGTGAGTTCAGCAAATGCCGCTAATAGAGAGATAAGACTAAAGAAAGACGGAACTGACCTGTTATTAGCAAATGAAACCGGAGCAAATGCAACTATCACCCCAACAAGTGAATTGATTAATGCTGTAGATTTAGGACTATCAAGTATTTCTTCCGTTCAAATCTTAGGACAGGAAAGTTCTCTTCACAGAATTACTCCTGTAGTATCTAGAGCAGGTGCTTATGGTGCAGTAGACAAGTTTGAACTTAAGGCTGTAGTTGCTTCTAGCGGTGCTTTAGTATCAGCAAATACTGATTGTGGCGTAGTTAGAGTTAAAGTTACTGGAAATCTTTGAGGTGTTCTAGTGGCAATAATTAAAATGGCAACTATAGCAAATAAGCCATCAGTAATTGTCCGTGGGGTTCTTTTGACAAAAAGGGATTCTCTAGATAATGTAGAACCTTTTACAGCAATAACGCTGAAAGGAGACACTAATCTAGAGATTCTCTTTACAGAAGACGATAGGAAGGCACTTTCGGAAATAGACCCAAAAAGATTTGATGTTATCAATAGAGTATTGGGTTCCGCAATAACCACTCATGATGAACTAGAATCTCTTTTATTGCCTCCTAAACCTGTTAAGAGGGGAAGGAAACCTGCGGCAAAAAAGCAAAAAGAAACTAAAACCAAAGAAGATTAGACAATAATCTTAAATGGTATTGGTATTGTAGTTAGTCTCAAGGGAGTAGATAGTATGGCTTCATGCAGAAGTAGCGGTGTATTAACAGCAAGTAAATTGGTTTTTACTGGTCAATGTAAATTGGTTTCAATTCATGTTTGCGAAGTTAGTGGTAGTGCGGCTACAATAAAGGTATTTGATGGAACTAGTAATAGTGGCAAAGAAGTTGCTAGAATAGTTCTATCTGCCAATGAAACGAAAGAGTTTGATATGCATGGAGTAATATGTAGCACAGGGCTTTTCTTTGAAGAAACTTCCGGCCAAGTTGCATGTTCTATTGAATTCGCTTGAGGTTTTACAAATGGCTGTTTTAAATCAAGATACTAGACTAGTTATGACTATATTGTTCGTAGGAACATTAAGTGGGGCAAATGTATTTGCTTATGCTCAATTCGGAACAGGTTTCCCATATGGGCCATTAGCACATTCAGTTCTATTTGGGCTTGGAACAATAGGAGCAATAATGGTAATGAAAGCATTGTTCGATTTAGCACTAAATGACAAGATAGAAATGTGGCTACTAGATAGAAAGATATCCGCATATTGGGAAAGAAAGGCTAGAGACGAACAGCAAAGACAAAAGATGCGTGAAAGTGCTAGACAATACAATACTAACTTTTACAGCAATACTGAACCGGCTGAAGAAAATACCGTCGGTAATGAATTTTTAGCCGCACTCCAATGAGGTGGTTAAATGGTCTTTGGCGACTTGATGGGTTTTTCCGACTCCGATTATGCTTATAATCAATCTAGAGCGCATTCTGCTGATATTTTCTTTTTGAAAATGAAGGCTTGGTTTTGGGGAGGATTCTCTACTTTGGCTATGTTTTTAATTGGTAATATTATGGGAGTCTTTGACATTAATATAATGGGTTGGATTATAGAGAGGGCTAAGGATATTTGGGGGCATTAAATGTCTATAATGACGGGCTTTGCTATATTAGTTGGTGAAGCATTAATAGGCTTTTACAAAAAAGTTCATGCAATTAACTTTGGTGTGTATGGTTCTACAATGGTTGGTAAAACAACCCTTAGCAAACAACTTAGAACAAGAGGAGAAGTTCCACAAGTGAATAAAAGAACTGTTGGCTTGCATAGAGCGAGCAGAAAAAATATAAAAATTGATGGAAACTCCCATACAATAAAAAGTGCAGATATAGGCGGAGAGGCTATTTACTGGAAAGAATGGGTAAAGGATATGCAAAAAAGAAAAGTAAAATATATTATTTTTATGATTGACCATAGACACTTAGACTCTTCATCTAATTTAGACCATCAATTAGCATGGAAATTTCTAGTAGACACTATTGTAGCAAATACTTGGCCTACAGGAAGAAAGAAAAAAGAAATAGATTATCCTATGGCTGTGGGGATTTGGGCTAACAAATATGATATATGGTCGGAAAAATACCCACTAACAGAAGGGGCTAGTATGGACAACCATGAAATATTTGAACCTTTTAAGTATGGAATGAGGCAGTTAAATGAGAAGGGAATACCCTGTTTCAAATATATTGTTTCAGCGAAATCCGACCCCGAAATGGTATATAGGGGTGTAACAACAATGATAAAAGATTATTGAGGAATTAAAGATGTATAACCAACCAAATATAATAGGACAGAACACACCAAACCCTGCTTTTGGTAATTTTAATAGGACTCCGCTACAACAGGCAAGAGCAAGTGGGGCTATAACTGAATACAAGTTTGTGGCAATTAAACCTAAAAAACAATTAGCAGAATTAACAGCAGTATTAAAATCTGAACCTAAAAAATTCTTAGGAATAAAATACGGTAAAAAGTTTAACTTAAAGGATAGATGTGTAGTGTGCGGTTTTCATCATATTTGGCAACAAGGAGATTACATGCGACCACCAATACCTCTAGATAAAGTAACTAAGGGTAGACCTCTAATGGGAACTTATTGTCCAAAACACGCTTCTATGTATATGCAGTTAGAAATGTTACAACAGCAAATACTTGCAGATAAACACGGATTAGACTTTGCGGCATTTAAACCTAGAATGCCTAAAATTCTAAAAAGTGGGCCATTAACTACTTTAAATAAAAACGATGTAGCATCCTTAACTTCAGCAGGATGGTTTATAAAACCACCCGCACTAGCAGATAACAAGACCGCTACGGAGGAAGTAATTAGATTGGTAACGGAAGTCAATATCATGACAGATAGAATAAACCATTTACTGTTAAACAATCAAATTAAGGTTCCGGAAGAAGAAACGGAGGAATAAATATGGGAATACTAGGAACAAGTAATGGAACGGTGTTGGCTTCTGTACAACAGCAAAGCGACCAACAATTCAAGAATGTAAATAACTTACTATCTTTACAAGATAACCATGTTGAAGAGTTCTTTCAATATCATGGTGAGCATTTCTTAACGGCTCTTGAAAAATTAATGGAAGATGTAACAGAAAGAGTAGTTTCACAAATGTTATCTAAACTATCTTTTTCCACTGATGGAACTAAAATAACGGTGAACCCCGATTGTCTTAGAGAATACGAAAGAATTACTCAAGAAAATATAGATTTAGATATTCAAAAATTATTAAGTTCTGCTATCAACAGCGAAGTAATTAATCAAAGAAAAATGGCAAAACAGCAATATTTAGAATCACAAGGATTTGGTGGTGGAATCGGACAACAACCATCAGCAGGAATGGCATTAGCAAATGTAACTGGAAATACTCAACAATTTAATCAAATGAATAGTGCCATGAATAATGGTACTGGTTATCCTATTCCTCCTAGCGGAACAGATGGATATGGTAGGCCATATTGGGTAGATGCTCAAGGTCAAATGTCTTACGAACCCCCACAAAGCGGTTTAGGATTAGGCTCAGCAATACAAAAAGGTGCGGCTTGGGCTAAATGGTTAATGTGAGGCGTTTTCCATGATTATAAGTTGGAAGGGGTCAGATATTGATATATCTAAAGATATGGGTAGAAATGATATTATAAATACATTAAAAGGACATATGGATGCTAAAGGCAGACCTAAAAAAACAAAAGACTTACTTAGAGAATATAATAAAACTATCAAGGCTATAGAGGCCGATACCCAACTAAGCGAAGATGAAAAGGAAGAAAGAAAAGAATTAGTAGAAAAAGAGTTCGTTAAAATAATTAAAGATTTTTTTAAAGAAGAACCCCTTATTTCTTATATTAACAATGACGGTTACGGTTGGACTAGATTTAGTAGAATGAAAACTGGAAAAGAAGGTAGTGCAGAAAATACTTTCAATGTTAGATACGCAGAAAATTTAAAACTAAAAGAGGTCAAAGACGGAGATGTTAGAGAAAAACTCTCCGGTGTAGGCGCATTAAAGTTCGCTGAAAGAGGAACCCAAAAATTGAATTTACCTCCTTTTGATTTTAGAACTTTCATAAGGACTCAAAAAAACAACGATGTTCCCATTCAAGAAGATATGATTTTAAGGGAAAAAGAAAATATAGAAACAGGTAGCGGAACAGGAGTTTTTTCTTTTATGCCCGAAGGGGATGTTAAGCAGGACGGAAAAAACTATCACTTTAAAATGACCTACGGGAACATAAAATCTACTGACTTAGAAGAACTTAAAACAAATCATATAAGAGAGATAACTGGACAAAACCCAATACCGGAAAGAAGTAAAACACAGACATTCAAAATAGGTAGTGATGTATTTAATACCGAAGTTAGATTTAGTGATAAGGTAATTAAGAAGGTAACTGAACAAGCCGCAGAAAGACCAATAGAATGGTATGAATATAAGAAAACTAGAATACCTAATCCCACTTATAGAGAAGGAAGTAGTGAACCTAAAACTATGGTAAACTATGAAATAGTAAGAGAAGGAACATTGGGTTTTAGGGAGAAAGCAAAAGGACAACCTACTCACGAACAATATAATGCTACAATAGAAAGTAAAGCAGAATATTTTGAATTAGAAGTAGACGGGAAAAAAGGACTATACGGTTTTAAAGCCCCTTCTAGTTCACAATATAGACTAAAACAAGCATTTGTTGAATTTACAAACGATACAGATATTCCAAAATTAATAGAGGAGAACAACGCACAAATACAAGAAATATTTAGACCTTATTTAGAATCTGCTACTGATATAATGGTTCCTATTATTTGCGGCAAGTTTAGTAAAAGTGAAAGAGCCGAGGCAACATTTGACCAATTTAAAGAAAGTCTAGTGCAAGATGATGCAGAATTAGAGGGCTTTACTATTGGTTCTAGAGATAATCTTGATGATAAAGGTAAAGTAAAACTTACAAATTTAAACGAAATTGATGCAAAAGCAAGAAAGGAAAAATTGGATGAATTAGGAAAAAAAGCATTCGTATTAAAAGAAAATCTAAAAACAAAGGATAAGAAAAAACTCTCTTGGAAATATACTGGTAAATCAGTAAAGATAGGAGATATTCAATTAGTAAAAGACGAAACTATTGACAATGCTACATATGAGAAGGTTTTACAAAATATTCAAGATATGGAAGAAAAAGCCGACGAAGTTATGAGGTTATTAGACATTGAGGAATTAGAAGAATTTAAAGAACTCTTTAATAGAACTAGAAAAACTGCTGAACAGTTTATATCTTTTGATGAATATGCTAAACTATCATTAGATGATAAAGAAAAATATGCTCCCAATCTAACTATGCAAACTGGTGCAGGAATTGAAAATGTTAAATCTTCTGTAAATTTTGTAGGAAAAAAGACTTACGCTATTGGTGATTTAAAATTAAGCGAAATGATTACAGGAGAGGGGTTTCTTAGTAAAAAGATACCTTTCTTGCTTGCTTTAGATTTCTATGTAAGACAAGAAGGCAAATTCAATCTTAAACCCGCAGGTAGAGAAAGTGCTAATAGACCAATGGCTAGCCGAGTAAATGATTTGAAAACTAAAATTAGAACCATAGAAAGAAAATTCGGAGATGTAACAGAAGAGGTGGAGTCATAATGGGAACCACCTTCTCCCCTAGCGATTTTACGGAAATAAATCCTGATTATAGTCAAGGGAGAGGTTTTTACACTAATGCTACTGAAGTGGCTAATATTTTACAAGTTCCTGCATTTACAAATACTACTTTTCCAACATTAGCACAAGTAGGTGCAATAATAAAAAGAATAGAAGGGATAGTTGATGATAAAATAAAAAGGTCTTTTCGACCAATAGTAACAAAAGACGAATACCACAACTTTGAATTTTCAAGACCGCCACATCGTTCTTATTATGGTGGCCATGTTGGATTTATTCAACTAAAACAAATGAAAGTTCGTAAAATAGTTTCTTTATTAGTATGGCAAGGAACGCAATATGTAGAGATAGCATCTGCACAGGCTAAAATACAATTATTAGATAATTTTAGAGATATACATTCTATTATATTACAATTACCAAATAGCGGAGTGTCATTTACATTACTCGCTGAAAATAATATAAGCAATTTAGGAAATGATGAGTTTTCAAATACTTTTGGAATAAAAACCACTAATAATGACATAACTGCTTTAATTAACAGCGAATTCCCATCAACTTCAACATTTACAGGTGCAACTGCGGCAAAAAGCCTAATTAGTAATAATTTAACTATTTCTGACTTTTTCTATGCCTCTAAAGATAAAGATAATGGCAAGCGCATTCTCATTTCCTCCCTACTTTCGGGGGATGATGGTTCGGAATGCACAATTAAAGTAAGCACCCAACAGACTTGTTCGGGAAGTAATACATCTACTAGTTTAACTGTTCAAGATTCTAGCAAATTAGTGGTGGGCATGTCTGTAGTGGGAACTGATATTCCTAGTGATACTTCAATCACCTCAATAACAAATCCTACAACTATTGTTTTAGACAAGGCAATCACTAATGACGGACTAAGTAATGAGATTGTAACTTTTACAACGGCAACAGGACAAAGCATACCTTCAGTTTGCATCATTACTGATTTCACCGATAAAGAAGATTTGAGAAGATTAGGAGACTATTGGACTATTAACGAAGAAGGTAGAATATTTTTCCTAAAAGATTATCCTTATCATATGGATAATTCTGTAGTTGTTACATATGTTGCAGGAGATACTAGAGTTCCTTCCGCTATTCATGAGGCAACTACAAAATTATCTGCGGCTGAAATATTAAGAAATGATGACCAATCAGTTCTTATTGCTGAAACGGGTGCTAATATTACTACTAAAGAAAAATATGATATATTAAGAAAGGAAGCCATGGACACTCTAAAGGGCAAGGCTGATATTGTTTATTTCTTGGATTGATTTATATGGCTACTAAAATAGACATGAGGGCTTTTGAAAAGTTATTAGATATCCATAAAGAAAGAAATTTAGCCATGATAGAACTTTCTAGTGCATTAGGACAAGATATTTCTTTTAGCGATGAAGAAGTTATGAATTTTGCATTAGAGGATTATGCTAAATTAATTGAAAAACAAATAAATGCGGAGGTTGAGTCATGGATGAAGTCAGTCTTATCATAGATTTAATTAATACTAATTGGTCTGCAAATGCACAAGCATTAGTTTCAAATGGAACTATTAGTGCTTCTAATGCTGTCACTCCCGATGTAATTGATGTAAGAACAACAACAGCAAATAAAGGAGTTAGAGTAGATTTGTCTAGAACTCCTGCTACAATTGTAGTTTTCGAAGATTCTCAAAATATAGAATATCCCACAATACATTATGATATTAAAAATGAAACTTATTCTTTTACATTACATATTAGAGTTTTACACGATGAGCGTTCCGGATTAGACGCTTCTTATGGCAAAAATAGGCTAAGGGCTATATACTTGATATTAACTAGGGTTCTTGAGAGTAAGAGACGAGGTTATACTGCAAGCGATGGTTCAAGTTTTAAGCAACTATTTGTAGGTTCTAGAAGTGAAAGTAATGACCGAGCAAAAAGACTCTTTGGATATAAAATAAGTTTAGAAGCAAAAAGATTCGCAGTAAGTATTCCCTAGTAAGTAAGTTAGGAAGGGGGAGAGTAGCATGACAGTTAATACAGATATATTTCTAGGAAGCGGGGCAAGCATAACGAAAATACCGGAATTTGATATTTATTTCGAATCAACAAAAAATCCAAGTGGGGCATTTGATAATTCTTCATTGACTACGATTAAAGCCGCAACCACTTTTTCTACTCATTATTCTCTAGTAAATAATTTATATGTCGGTTGTCTTTTAGAAAGATATACTGGAACTACTCTCCAAACTACACATAGAATTACTGCTAATACAGCAGACACAATAACTTTTACTCCTGCCGCAACTCCTGATGATGGTGATTTTTTCGTAATTAAGGGATATGGCGCACCTGTTCCTGCTAAGAAAGTAACGGGAGCAACATCGGTTTTGGCTCAACCGGCCATAACTAATGGAGGAACTCAAATTGAGGCTGATGAATCCATTATAGGTAATGCCGCAATCACTGGTGTTTCGGGTTTAACTACTACAGGCGCAGAATTAGTCCTTACTTTAAGCGCAGAAATTTCTACTGTTACTTTTCCTGCTGAAAGCGGAACAAATTATGATAGTGGACTTTTAACAATTAATCTTGCTTCCGCTTCGGGAACAAATGGAATTACTACATTACAAGTTTTGTTTAATACTGCGGGAGCCTCCGCACCATCAGCATCGGCTAATGATTCAGTAACCGTCGCTATTGCTGATAGTGCTACTGGTGCTGAAATCGCACAGTCCGTATTAACGGCATTAGCAGGAAAAGATGTAACTGTTACAAGAAGCGGTGCTGAATTAACTATTACTAATAATACTGGTGGATATGTAGGAACACATATTACAGAAACTACAACTAGTGCTACTACAATTGGAAACGCAGGAGGAGTTCAAGGAGGAATTATTACTGCTGTTACAGTAACAAATGCAGGTTCTTCTGTTAGTGGAAGTGGTAATTTGACTATTACTTCTAATGGAGGAACAAACGGAATATTGGCTTTAGCCGCTACCACCACAACTTCTGCTAAAAGACTTCTATCCGATGGATGGTTAGGAATAGTAGAAAGCGTAACTTTCCCAACTACAGAAATAGAAACTAAACAAGTAAATCTATCATTAGGAACATCAAGAAATAAAACCTACCAATACAAAGGAATTGAAACTGCTAGTGGTGGTAATTTAGGAATAGTAGCAAATCAAGGAACATGGTTATATTATTTCTTTGGTGCTATGACAAGTATTAGTGCTACAACTCTAGCAGGAACTCCTAGTAGCGACTATATAGGAACAGAAGATAAAGTATATGTTAAAACATCTAATATTTCTTCTACGGGGCCATTTTTCCATAGAACTGTAGGAACAACTCTTTGTCCACCAAATCCCGACCATTTACAAGCGCATACTACGCTAAAAGAATTAGACCCACCAACAGGAACTACTACCATGACTAAAGGAATAACTTATACTATAGCGGAGGAAAATGGAGATAATCTTCCTTCTTTTGCTATGGAACAAACTCTAAGTAAATTAGAGGGAACAGATAAGTTTAGAACAGACTCTACCGAAACTTTAGAATCTATGAACTTTGTTAAAATCGCTAGAGGATGTCGTGTAAATACACTATCTCTTACTGCTAATGAGAATGAAGAAGTAAAGATGACCGTTGATGTAAATACAAGAGCAGTTCACGCACTAGAAACTAATGAAGCATATGATGGAAGAAGGGGCATAGAGGATGATACTAATTTGTATAACTATTCTTCTATTGCAGAATTTAGAGAGCCATTTTTCTTTTCCGATGGAGTGTTTAGTGTATTTAATCATACCTTCTTAAAGATAAATACTTTAACTTTGACTATGAATAATAATCTACAGGATAGAAGATTCTTGGGAGTCGGCAATACTTCCATACAAGAAGCAATACCTGCTGAAAGAACATACGAAATACAATTTACAGGTCATGTTACTGATGATAGACTCTATCAAGAACTACTAAACAGAACTGAACAAACTGGTTCGGGAACAGAAATAACCTTAGTATTTGAAAAATCAAATGATGAGAAAATAACTCTTAAGTTCGAAGATTATATGCTAAGTGCAAACAACTTCCCAATACCCGATGATAAAGGAGCAATCGTCGTAGAAGCAACGGTTTTACCTAGAACTATGACGACTTGTGAAGTAATTACTCATTGGAAAATTTGAGGTGAGTAGATGCCAAGTAGACATGAAATGCGTAGACTTCGAGAAATAGAAGTTAAATCTAAAGAAGTTAAACCTACTAAAAAGCGAGGTCGCCCAAAAAAGAACGCTAAAAAATAATACTCCACCAACACCGTTTGTTTGTTTGTTGGTTTTATAGGTGGATAATATGGACAAGAAAATTGTAAGTGATAAGAATGTGCTTTTTGCACTAACCGAGCCTACGCTACATTATATTAGAGTAGCACCCGAAAGCGAAGAATACCTCAAAGTGTGGACTAAAGAACCCACTTGGCTTGAGGTAGATAAAGCCATGAATAGCATGATGAAAATTGATGCTAAAAAACAAGATATGGATATTGATTTAAATGCCATGTTTAAATTCATGGTAGAAAATTTTGTGGTTAAAACAGAACCACACCTATCTGCTATTGATATTCTCCGATTAACTCCTTATGTGGGTAATCAAATTAAAGAAATCCTACCTAATCCTTTTACAGCATTTGAGGGGGATGACCAAAAAAACGACGAATAAAGGCCATTTTTAAAGGGGCTAAAGGAACCCCCAAAGAAATGTCCTTAATCGTTGTATATTCCTTATCTAAGGCATTAGGCATTAGTCCTCTTGAGGTCTATAAGATGCCTTCTTCTTTAGTTATGGATTTATTAGGGGTTCACAATGCTATGCTAGAAATAGAAAAAGAGGAATATGATAAAATAGAACGACAGGCTAAGGCTAAACGGTAAGGGGTTCTTTATGGTAAAAACAATAAGGCAGAAACAAGAGGAATATGAGCAAATGCTCAAAGCCTTCAAAACTGCTTTACAAGAAGTAAATAAAGAACAACGAGAATACACACAACAAATGGAACAGGCTAATAAAATTACTAAAAAAAATAAAAGAGAATTAAGGGAAGTTGTAGAAAATACCGAAGGAATCACTAAAAGAACAAAAATTCTAAATACTGTTCTTAAAATGAATAATGACCAATTAAATTTAGGAGCAAAGACTTTTGCTGATTATAGAAGGGCGGGAGGAACTACTTTTGAGTATCTCGCTACATTCATGAAATCAGGAAAGGAAGAAGTTAGATTATTTGGAATGGAAGCGGCTTCTGCTAGAAGAATAATGTATGGTTTTATGCCTAGAGGGGCATTTAGATTAATAAATCAACTTGCTACTTCTTTTGATGCCGTGGGTGCGGCTATGAGAGGAATTAGAGATGGAGGCGAAGGAGCCGATAGTATGCTCACTACTTTTTTGAAAGTAAGTAAAAAACTACCTTCCTTTGATAGTACCGTTGGCAAAGTGTTTTCTATGGCTAGTTCTAAAGGTGGTGGTTATTTTGCAGGAAAGCAAATGCTACAAACTCAATCACAAAATGCCCGAAGAACAGGTGGCGGTGACAGATTTGGAGGACTTTTTAACCAATCAACCTTTGATGCCGCTAGCAAAAACATTGATATTAAAGATAGACTTTCCATACTTAAGAAAGAAGCAACAGATAGAAGAAAAGCAGGAATGGAACGATTAAAGGCGTTCTTTAAATCCCCTAAGTGGGGAATGGTGGCGACTACCGTTTTTAAATTTGGAAAAATAGTTTTAATTAATTTGGCTAAATTCTTATTTATGGCTATGCTATACATGGTATTGATTACTGCCGCTATCGTGCTTCTTAGAAAACCAATAATGAGAGGCTTAGAAATAGCAGGAAGTTTTGTATTAAAGGTTCTTCCTGCCATAACGCAAGGAATAGGGTTTGTATTTGAAGGCATAAAACAGATATATGATTCAATGATTAGCGGAGACTTATTAGGAGTAATAGAAGGATTTTGGACTCTTGCTTGGGGATTAATACAAGTAGCATTTTCAATAGCAGGAGCATTATTTATGGGATTACTTGGTTTTGTTGTTGGATTCGGTCTAAAGGTTTTAGAAAAAGGAGCGCACTTTATTGTTGATTTCTTAAACCTTAAAGGGAATCTAAAAGATAATTTGAAAAGAATACTAATAATCGGTTTCGCAGTATTAGCATTTATTTATGGATTCCCATTCGTTATAGGGGCAGTTATCCTTACAGCAATAGGTGTACTATTAAAGAAACTAGGAGAAAAAATAGGAATTTTCTCTAGTGGCGGAACAGTAACAACAGGAATGCAACTTGTTGGTGAAAAAGGCCCCGAATTAGTTTCATTACCAAGAGGCTCTAGAGTTCATAGTAATAATGATAGTAGAAATATTGCTAGAAACGCAAAAGGCGGTGTTGTTAATAATTATAATATAACAATTAATGCTAAAGATACTTCTAAGGCAGAAATGAGAAGAATAGCAGATGAAATAGGTAGGATGGTATCTTCTAAAATAAATAGAAGAACACCTAACAGGTCTTCGATGTGAGGTGATTAAGTGGTAGATTATGTTTATTTGAAACTACAAAAATTTAGTGGAACTGATTTGGCTGTAGACACTATACCATTAAAGGTTCAATCAGTTAGCGTTTCTGTAGATAAAACCGTTCCAAATATTAGTATTCCGTTTGCGGGATTAGCCACAGGTGAATCGGAAAAAATAGCATTAGATTTAGGAATGGCAACTAAAAGATTAACTTTAACAGGATTTATATTAGATACACAAATAAAAAGAAGTCACACAGAAACAGGAAATCCTGCCACACCTATAGCATTAGAATTTACTGCTCAAGAAATAGCACAGTTGATTGCTTCCGGTGTGGATGCTACAGGATTAACTAGATACCAAGCGTTCAATGAATTATTAGTTTATATGGATTCTAAAGTAAATGAAAATTATGAAGATAGAGGTAAAGCGGCTGACTCTAATGTTACTAAATTAGGAACTCTTATACAACAAATACCTCTCACCTTTGCCGCTAGAGGAGATGCTTTCAGTAAAGATAATACTAATATTGTTAGACCGACTTCATTTCCTTCTGCGGGTTCAACTACGGGAATCAAAGGATTCGTTTCTCAATTCAGTTATGATTTGAATGCGGAAACAGTAGAGATTAGTTTTAATATGGAATTTACAATAGCCACAGTATTGCCTTGAGGTGAATAGATGTCATACAGTATATTTGCAGGAAAACAAAAAAGTTTAGTGTTTCCCGTAATGTGTAATGGTTTCTTAACAATTGATTATGCGAAGAATGTTCCCGATGCTACAACATCAGCAGATACTAGTGATGATATTCCTTATGGTATTTGGGCGCATCAGGGTTCATTTACATTTGAGGCTATAGTAACGCCATATGATATTAACGGGTCGGGAGCATATACTATTAATCAAAGTCATATTTCTATAATTAACTCAAAAAAAATATTTCCCGATTTGGGATTTACGGGAACGACAGGCGAAGGAAATCAGTATTATATGTATAAAAGCGATAGACTAGACCATAGGATGACAATATTTTATAGCCCGACTTTCCAAGTGTTTCTACAGAATGTATCTAAGCATAACTATAGGAATCCGGCAGAATACAAAATAGTTGTAAAGTTAAAACTCGGCAGTAATTCTATTGAAACATTTACTAGTCCTATAGCGATACAACCAACTAAAGACACATATGTAAAATATTCATCTTCCGATAGTTTCAATGGATTAGATGCAAATGGCAGAACTACATTTATAAAATTAGGAGAGTCTGCCGCAGGTTCTTTTGGCTATACCGGAGGAAATATGAATGGAACATTCGTAGTACATAATAGTGCATTTCCTGTCAATTCAACTGTTCATGGAGCGCAGGATGTATTTGTTAAGGATGGGAATTCTTATATTCAAATAGGAACACTGAAGAATCTTGCCACTACTTTTCTTACCGTTCATGTTGGTAGTGGCCCAATTACAGACTATACTTCTCTATTGAATTCCGGAGCAGAAATATTTATTGAAGCCGAAAAAGATTGTGCATATGTAAATAATCTTTTTCATGTTGCTTGTTCTTATGATGATACCGATAAGAGAATAAATATATTCTTAGATGGTAGTTTAATATTTACAGGCACTAGTTCTAGCACAGAAACATTTGAGTTTTTAAGAGAAAATATGTATATTGGTGCTAATGCTACTGGAACACATGGCGGTGCTTTTGATGCTAGCCTAGAAAATAGAGGGGCAATTGGTAACGGAGGAGGTACGGTTCCGCAGGGGGAAAGAAGTGCAGTAACTAATGAACAATTTATGGGGGAATTACATGAGATGTCTTTTGTAAATACAGTTAAGAGTCAATTTTCTAGTATAACCAATCTCACACCCAACTATGCTAATACTTTATTTTATCTTAGATTTGAGGAGGTTGATGCTTAATGGCTATAGATGTAAGCCCTAATACACAGGCTAACAGGGATGAGTCTCCAACAAATCCTAAATTTGCAGATTCATCAATTACTGATGGGGATTTATTTGCTGTTTTGATACAAGATAGAGAAAACGGCAATTCTACCTTTACTATAGGTAGCGAAGTCTCTAACCAAACAAATACTAAAGGATTTAGAATTAAACACGATACGGATGGCAGTAATTTATTAACTCTATCTTCTTTCGGAACAATTGACTATTTTGTTTTAATACATTCGGATGACCCTGCTAAACATCATTTTGCTAAAATAACTAATCTAGTAGCGGAAGATAGCGGAAACGGAACTACTACCGGAGATGCCTTTGAGTTCGAACCAAGAATGGGTAATGAAATACCAAAAGGAACAAAATATAGAGTTATTACCGGAGTAAATAACGATTCAATAGTAGCATTATCAATTGGGCTAAAACAAGAAAGCACCTATAATCTAAAAAATAATATTGTTTGTGCAAGACCGCATTTTTATTTTTATAATAATAAAGAAATTTCGTCTGGTCATGGTAAATTGGATAAGAAAAATGAATTAAATCACAATAGAAAATATATTGCTCATATGAATTCTAGGACTGGAAACGGAACAATCCAAATGGGAACAGGTACTACAGGGGTAGTATTTAGAACACAACAAGACTTCGGTAAAAGAATTATTGATTATAGTAAGTTTGGATTAACAGTGACAGTGACAGATGTATTGAGAAATATAGACGAAGATGGTTTCGGCACAACTCCTTCGGGAACTACATTATTAAATTTCACTTTCAATGGTGCAGATTCTATTACTACAGATTATACAAATTATACATTAGCCTATCCAAACGCTAGAAGAGACGATAATAACAATATTGATTCAACTTGGTTTCAAACCGGCCCAATTAAATATTTACACTACGATACTTCTCCGAAAAGTGCTAACATAGTTACGGGAGTTTCTCAACACGAAACCGAAGATTCAATAGAGCAGGGTAGTTTTTCCGAAACTAGAATTATAGATAACGCTAGAATTATGCGAAAAAAGATAGAAGAACATACTCTATACCAAACAAAGCAATTAGTTCACATTGGTAACTTAAACGACTTTGTTGATTTAAAAGCCACTTATTCTTCTACTTCATCCACAAATGTATTTGTCTTTGATACTGAATACAACTTACAAACAGTATTGGGAGTTGGAGACGAAATAAGATTAGGAACTACAATTATGTTAGTAGAGGCC